TGACCTACGCGGTTTGGCTCTACCCACCAGACAAGCGGCGACGCGACGGCGATAACTTTGCCTTCAAAGCAATTTGGGACAGCCTGAAACACGCGCAGTGCATTGAGGATGACAGTCTGTTTAAGCAATGGTCTGGCACATGGATGTCTGTTGTGAAGGGCGGACTGTGCCGTGTATTTATCAGTGAGTACATGTCACCGGAGGATCAATGAGCACAGTCAAGCGAAATGAAATGGCAACACAAATGACCGATGACGAATCTGCGCAGATCGAAGATCTACTCCAGGTTTGGTACGCTTGGACTAGCCGGTACCGGCCAGCATTGGGCGCTCCTCGGGCATCTATTTACGCCTGCGGATCAGAGTCAAGTGACGTATATGCTGATGCGGATGACGTCGATGCAAGGATTGAGGCTGAGCAGGCGCGACAGGTTGATGCTTGCATTGACAAGCTCAGCATGTTGCATAAGTCTGCCGTCGGGATTCATGCTGCTAATCGTTATGTTGGTCACGTTGTGTTTAGAAATCCAAGACTAACTAAAGAGACTACACATGTCCTTTACCTAGAGGCAATGCAGATAGTATTTCCGTTGATGGTGAATTGTGGGCTGGTCAAATTGAAAGGAAGTATTAAAAACTTTTAGCAAAGCGATTGGTTGCGGCCCCTAGTAATATGATCGTTAGCATGATTGGTCCGGCCAAGAAAATGACGGTTCACGGTTTAGATTAACTATCCACTAACATATATTGATCGTTGCGCCTCTTAGGTTTACGGCCGAGATTCAAACTATTCGACTATATTCCCACAAAATTTGGCCATTGCTTACGAGTCCTTTTGCGAGTTGTTCCGTCTTAAAAATTCCGTACCCGTAGCGTTCAAGAACTCGTACCGATAACGCACTCAGATGTTGTAGCTTTTTTTCTACGGAAAAAGGACTTAGAGCAACGTTCGGAAAACTGTCGAATTGAGTCGATGGATAAAGAATTCCGTCAACTATGGGAATCTGATTAATTTCTTTAGCGAGAGCTGACGTAACTGCGTATAGGCTGTCAGTCTCTTGTCTCTTTAGGACGTCAGTTATAAAGGCATCCGCTAGTTGCATTGCCAACATGCCCTCGGGATCGGTTTGGTTTTTTAGGTATTCATAGCATTCTTTATGCGCTGGATGCAGTCCGAATGGGTCTGGAACGCCTCTTCGATAGTAATCAAAAATACCGAGTGGTGTAACTACAAGACTGTTATCCGAGTGTTTCGTTACTTCTTGAGACGGTGCTGTTTCTGAAATTAATATATTAAAAATTTCGCCTGGTCTTGCTCTTGTTTCGGACAACACGGCACCGATACTGTTTGCATTATCATCTTTGCATGCGTAGTAAATTGATTCGCCCTCTTTATTGAGACGTCCTTGCTTCGCTGCAACTAGACCACCTGACGGAATATAGGAGAGGCGCGACACCTCGTTGTACGTAGTCCCTGTAGGCTCTTCGTAGCGAACAGCGCGCGCAAATTTCACTTTTTCGCTGAGAGGTATCTGTACGGGGATGAGTACGACATAGAAGGTAAGCTCGCCAATCAGTTGGGTTAACAATGCTTCGGATGCGTGAACCCCATGCATATGATCTTCCAGTCTTCGGATCACACTAAAAATTCGCTCTAAATGCCTTCCAGGTCGCATATTTAGTTCTGCGCTCCTACGATCAAGTACTTCAGCCAACTGGGCATCCATTTTTATGCCTTTCAAATTTTTGTTATTGGTGATGGGTATTAAGATTAATTTTCGTCAAAAGGCTTGCTGAATAAAGTTTTCAAGCGGCGTCACGTGTAGTCGCGGCTGTGTCAGCAGACCAGCATCCTTTATGAGGCCTATTAGCGAGCGGAGCTGAATTGGGGGGCAACAGTGTTGTTCCAGTTGTCCATCGTAATTTTGATCTTTTTAGACTCAGGAAGCCTAAGATTTGTAAGCTCTACCAATCGTTGCACTAGATCGGTGTGTTGGTGAATTAAATCTGCAACTCCCTGTCCTGCAAATAAATAATATTGGATCTGGTTTACTCCTAAGTGCTTGTGTGCACCCGGTATGCCGTGGGCTTGGGTAAGAAACCCAGTGAGATGGGATGCCATCAACGCCTCCAAAAGCTCGAGCGTTTCAATATCTAGGAAGACTGCGTATTTTTCGATAGTGCGTGAAAGGTCAGAACAAAATTTATTAAGAGTTAAATGAAAATAGTCGAACCAAGTTTGTGGATATACCGTCGGGGCAAGTTTTGCGAAGTCAAAATATTGTAATTGTATGGCGTAGTGTGGGCCAAATAACTGCGCTAATTCCATTGGTGGATTTAGTGGCGCAGTTGCTAGAGAGGCTTTGTAAATGCCAGTCAACATAGTTACGTGGTGAAGTAACGGTAATCGTACTTGAGATGCCGCTAAAGTTTTTATTCGTTCTTTTTCTTTGAGTTCGTTTTTGCGAATAACAGCATCTATCAGCCAGACGGTTAACAATATTCCAAGGACTTCAGTTCCAACGTTAAGCGATATGTCCTTGAGCCAGTCCAAGCTATCAGTAAAGAAAGAGTACAGGTAAGAAAAAACAAGTGCTATCAATAAACCTGCTAAAGCAAATATGGAGCTACGCAGTTTTTTCATCTTTGCTAACCAAATAAAAAATTTATATCTTGCAGATTACAAGTTGCCACAAAAAATGAAAATTCAAAACTGATTCTATTAATTTATGGCACAGCGTCAACTAGTACGGTTCCGAACTTCAACCCTTCTGAGATTGCCTGTTCTTCAGAATGGGCAAGGGATGTTTGACAATCCACCTTGGTACGCACACCTATCGTATTTGTTACGTAGACATGGAAACGATAAGCATCCTGATTGATGTCGTAGCCTGCGACAACTTCAATGATTTGGTTGCGATACGGTGCAGTTGCAATGATGCGTCCGTCTAAGTTTTGTGTTTGTGGAATTAAAGGCATAAGTCCTCCGTGATTTATCGTTTACTGAGCGTAATTAGCGCAAGGGAACCACAGGCATTGCGTGCGCGAAGGTTGATCTTCTTTCGTAACAACACGGTGTTTTGATTCTATCTCTTACGACAAAATAAAGACATCCCTCAATTGAGTAGTTACAGTCAGCGATTTTGTAGCTTAATCATCTTTGCACAAAACATACTTATATGTAATACTTCTGTTGTTGCGACAAACCACGTCTGTAGCAAATGAATTGAACCCGCCAAACGAATAAGCTGCGCGGGTTTTTTTACGGCCGTAATTTAAAGCGCGATGCTGATCATCATGAGCGGGACTCTTGCTGGCATTTCGAGTTAAACCGTTTGAAGACACTTCAGACAAACCTCAAGGCTTTAGATAAGTTCGGCGTCAAGAAATGGTTGTCGACGACTCGCCTGACCGGTAACAGCCTTTACGCAATCATGAAGCGTTTTGAACGTAATAATCCCCGTCTCTGCGCCGAGTGCCGGCGCCAAGGCCGTGTCAGATATGGCGATGAGCTTGAACACATAGTCCCCCTCTGGCAAGGTGGCGCCGAGAGCGACTCAAACAGAGAATGGATCTGTCGAGACGATCACAAGATCAAAACGGCACGCGAGGCTTCAATGCGGCGCTCAGGTTGAGTTTGAATGAAGGGCGGGGGTAGGTAAAAGTTCAAAATGATCTTTTGCTGTAAACCACACACCCCTCATTCGTAGAAAAAAATCGGTTTTAAAGAGAAATCATCAAATGGCAGGGGTAAAGGGTAAGAGCGGTGGTGCGCGGCCGGGCACCGGTGGCGCTCGCCCTGGCGCTGGGCGCAAGCCTAAACCGCCACCTGAAATGCCGAAGGCGGCGGCAGCCGGTGTCGATCAAGATCCTAAACTGTTTCTCCTCAACGTGATGAACGATGATTTAGCGGATCCACGTCTGAGGATGGATGCGGCCAAGGCACTATTGCCTTTCGTTCACCAGAAGCTGGGGGAGGGTGGCAAGAAAGATGAACGGCTCAACTCGGCTAAGCGAGCGGGGGCCGGTAAGTTTTCAGCGGCAGCACCGCCGTTGCGTTTGGTCAAATAATTGAAGGAGATTAGTACGGCATGCCCAGACTGGGCGGCTAGGTTGCGCGCGGGTAAAACGATCATCCCGGCACCGATCTTTCCAGTTGAGGCGGAGGCAGGTCTGGCAGTGATGCGAGAGTTGCGGATTGTTGATGCACCGAATAGCCCGACGATTGGCGAGGCGTGTGCGCCCTGGGTGTTTGATCTGGCGGCCTCGATCTTCGGGTCTTACGATGCTGAGTCAGGGCGACGGCTCATCACAGAATGGTTTGTCTGCCTGCCTAAAAAGAATTCGAAGTCGACGATCGCGGCGGCCATCATGCTAACGGCGCTGATCCGGAACTGGCGAAACTCTGCTGAGTTCATCATTCTGGCACCGACGGTTGAAATTGCGAATAACAGTTTTGCACCGTCGCGAGATATGGTTCAGAAAGATGATGAGCTCGATGCGCTCATGCACGTGCAGACCCATATCAAGACGATTACACACCGCGAGGTGGGCGGTGGTCTGAAGGTAGTCGCGGCGGATTCAAATACGGTTGGCGGTAAGAAAGCAGTTGGGGTGCTGATCGATGAGGCCTGGCTGTTTGGCAAGGTTGCGACTGCAGAAAATATGCTTCGAGAGGCAACGGGTGGTCTGGCCTCAAGGCCTGAGGGTTTTGTGATCTGGCTCACCACCCAGTCTGATGATCCTCCAGCCGGGGTCTTCAGGCAGAAGCTGAAATATGCGCGTGATGTGCGCGATGGCAAGATTTTTGATCCGCGCTTTGTACCGGTGATTTACGAATTCCCTGAAGACATGATTGCTTCGGGTGAGCACCGCAAGCCTGAGAACTTTGCGATGGTGAACCCGAATATGGGCTTCTCAGTCGATCGCGAGTTTCTCGAACGTGAGTTTAAGAAGGCTGAGAACGACGGCGAAGAATCCATGCGAGGCTTCCTGGCCAAGCACCTGAACGTCGAGATCGGCATGAACCTGCGCTCAGATCGCTGGGCGGGAGCTGATTTCTGGGAAGTGCAGTCAACTCAGGGGCTCACGCTGGAGTCGCTGATCGAAGAGTGCGAGGTGATTGATATTGGTATCGATGGCGGTGGTCTCGATGATCTGTTGGGGCTTGCCGTACTCGGCCGGCAAAGACAGACGCATCGTTGGATGCTCTGGACGCATGCTTGGGCCCATCCGTCGGTGATGGTAAGACGGAAGGCTGAGGCACCACGGTTTAAAGACTTTGCAAAAGACGGTGACTTAACGTTGGTGAAACAGATTGGCGATGACGTGACAGACGTTGCTGAGCTCGTGGCGCAAGTTGAACATTCTGGTTTGTTGGACCGAATAGGCGTTGATCCGCACGGGTTGGGTGGAATTATTGAGGCCTTGCATGACGTGGGTATCACCGAGGACAAAATTATCGGTATCTCGCAGGGCTGGAAATTGACCGGTGCCATCAAAACGGCCGAACGCAAGTTAGCCGAAGGAGCACTAGTACATGGTGGGCAGCCCCTAATGTCTTGGTGCGTGGGTAATGCAAAGATTGAGCCCAAGGGCAATGCTGTCTCGATTACCAAGCAAGCCGCGGGGTTTGCAAAGATTGACCCACTGATGGCAATGTTTAACGCAGTATCACTGCTGAGCCTGAACCCGTGTGTCGGGTCTATTGATCAAGGTTATGTAAGTTTATGAGCATCCTGTCTGCAATTGCCCGGTCGCTAGGTCTTGGCAAGGGACAGGTGCGAGCTCAAAATGCAGTGGGTTCACAAACGAAGTATTCAGAAGATGTTTTGCAATCTTTCGGGCTTGTCGGTTCAGCTGCAGGCCAAATGGTGACACCTTTATCCGCGATGCGTGTCGCTGCAGTCTTTGCGTGCGTGCAGCGGATCTCTGGCGCGATTATGACTTTACCGGTTGACTGCTATCGCACCGATGGTGAGATTCCGGTCAAGATGCCACGCGATGATCTTTGGTACAAACTAAACGAGCAACCTAGCGCGCAGTTCACGGCGGCCTCTCATTGGGAAGGGGTAAGTGTTGGACAGCTATTGCGTGGGGATTCGTATACCTGGATTCGGCGCGGCTCTAACAATTCGATCCGCGAGTTGTTGCCACTGCCTTGGGGTGCTGTCTCACCGATCCGAATGACTGACGGCCAGGTTCGGTATTACTTATCGATCCCAGACCATGGCGTCACCACTTGGCTTGAACCTTCTGAAGTATTGCACTTCGCGGGTTTTGGCTTTGACGGGCTCAGGTCGCAATCGATTATCAGCTATGCCGCACGCTCGGCGGTGGGCAATGCGCTGGCCATGGATTCGTACTCCGGTAAGTTTTTTGAAAACGGTGCGCACCCGTCCATCATTCTCAATACTGCGGTCAAGATGAGCCAGACTCAGATTGAAGGGTTACAGGCTGCGTTTGCAGCTAAGTATTCTGGCTCTGAGAATTTTCACCGGCTGCCACTGGTGTTGACCGAGGGTATTACGGCTAAAGAGCTCAGCCTGTCAGCGCAGGATAGCCAGTTACTAGAAGCTCGACAGTTTCAGGTCATTGATATAGCCAGGGCGTTTGGCGTGCCTCCTCACATGATTGGCGAGACATCTGGCTCAACCTCATGGGGCTCCGGGATCGAGTCGATGAGTCGTGGCTTTGTGACCTACACCTTGCAACCGCACTTGCGCAAGATCGAGCAAGAATTGAATCGTAAGTTGTTTCCGAGAGACAGCGGTAAGTTTCTACGCTTTGATCGCGACGCACTGATTGAGGGTGACTCTAAAGCTCAGGCCGAGTACAACCGTGCAGCTTTGGGTGGTCCCGGCTCTGGTATGGGGTGGCTTACGCCTGATGAGATACGGCGAAAGCAGGGTCATAAACCGATGGGGGGTAACGCGAGTGAGCTATTCAACCCCAACATGAATCAGCCCAAAACGGAACAATTAGCCGAGGCAACAGCAGAATGAACAAAATCATGCAGCTCTACCGCGATAACGCGGAACGGCCTAAGCAGTTCACTAATTTAGTAAACGTCGCAGGCGATACCGCCACGATTTACCTCTACGACATGATCAGCGCCGATTGGGGTGTATCTGCGCTTTCAGTGATTGAGGCGATCGCGCAAGCTGGTGACGCCAAAATCCTGAATGTGCATATCAACTCGCCGGGTGGAGATGTATTTGAAGGGCGTGCAATCATGGCCGCGCTCTCTGCTTTCAAAGGGAAAACGGTCGCTCGGATTGACAGCTTGTGTGCCTCAGCTGCTACCAGTATTGCTCTTGCTTGCGATGAGGTGGTAATGGCGGACGGTGCATTTTTCATGATCCACAATGCCAGTGGCATGGCCTGGGGTGATAAGCAGACTCTTCGCGACACCGCGGATGTACTTGAGAAAGTCGAGGGTGCGATCGTCAGGGATTACGTGCAAAAGACCGGCAAAGAGGAATCTGAGATCCGCGCACTTATGGATGCAGAGACCTGGTTCACGGCAAATGAGGCCATGGAGCACGGTTTTGTCGATGCACTCGACAAGGGTAAGAAAGCAACTAACACCTGGAATTTATCTGCCTTCGCCAAGGCACCCAAGACGGAAATAGCACCAGAGCCACCGCCAGAAGTCACAAATACAAGCACTCACGAACCCGCTCAGGCGGGTTTTTTAATGTCCTCAGCCAATGCAAACCGCCTGCGAATTTTGACGATTGCCTGACGCTTTGCGCAGACCGAAGAGGCCGGTTGCCTCAAACCTTTGCGCCGTTGGCGCTTTTTTTGGAAATAGCACTATGACAAACACTCAAGCACTGCGCGACAAGATTGAGCATCTCGCCAATTCGGCTAATGCCTTGTTGACTGAAAAAGGAGCCGTCCCCTGGACTAAAGAGGAGCAGGCGAGCTTTGACAATATTGCAGATGAAATCGAAAGTCATCAAAAGCAGCTCAAGGCGATCGAACGCTTGCGGGACCTCGAGGCCGATAAGTTTTTCAATACAGCGGCGAAACCAGTTAAGAGCGACGGTGAAGTGATTGGTGCAGTGCAGGCCGTGGCACTTTATCTTCGCAACGGAAAAAACGTCACCAGTGAGCAAGCGACTGCGATTCACAATGCCATGTCGACCACAACGGCAAGCGAGGGTGGCTATACGGTTCCGACAGAGGTTGAGGCCATGGTGATTGAGCGCATGAAAGCGTTCGGTGGCATGCGCGAGGTCGCGCAGATCCTGACAACTGCGAGCGGCTCACCACTTAACTACCCTTCGAGCGATGGCACCGAGGAAGAGGGTGAAATCGTTGCAGAAAATGCGATGGCTGGTGCGCAAGACGTGACCTTTGGGACCGTGGCTCTGAATCCCTTTAAGTACAGTTCAAAATCGGTCGCGTTGCCGGTTGAGCTTATTCAGGACAGCGCAATCGATGTCGTGTCATTTGTTGTCGATCGTCTGGCGACTCGTCTTGGTCGGATTACGAATAAGCACTACACAATTGGAAGCGGCTCGGCTCAGCCCTTCGGTTTGACCGCTCGTGCGGAGGTCGGTAAGACCGGGTCTAAAGGTTCGGCTACCTCGGCTTCTTATGACGATCTCATGGACTTGATCCATTCGATCAACTCAGCCTATCGCAAAAAGAACGCTCGTTTTATGTTCAGTGACTCGACTCTTTGCGTCTTGCGCAAGCTCAAAGATACAACCGGGCGCCCGATCTGGGGGCTGGGGGATATGCGCGAGGGTGTGCCTTCAACGTTGTGCGGCTATGGATACACAGAAAACGATGACATGCCTGTAATGGCAGCCGGTGCCAAGGCAATCGCCTTTGGTGATTTTGGCAAGTTCATCATTCGCGATGTGGTGGGGTCTACCTCGATGCGTCGCTTTGACGATTCGGCTTTCGCATTGAAGGGGCAGGTTGGCTTCTGCGGTTGGACACGCACGGGCTCAAACCTGATTGATACCGAGGCTGTGAAACTGTTCGTTAACTCCGCCACCTAAGTTCTTGGGCCTCGCGGGCCTGTTCTTAGGAGCTGACTCGCAAGGCGCTTGCGTTTATCGGAGAACGGAAAGAATGAAATCGCATACTCAACGGGTAAGTACATATTGTGTCAGTGCTTGAGCTTGTAAAGGCATCTCTGCGAGGTGCAGATGACGAGGACGATGCGCTGCTGTTGCAGCTGATCGATTCGGCCAGTCGGGAATGCGCGCAGTACATCTACGGAGTTGTCCCTGATTATGACTTGGCAGGGACCGTTAAAAACCCAGTTGACGTCCCCGAGCTGGTCAATGGGATCGTGATCCTTGTGCAGGCTGACTACGAAGATGATCACGCCAAGCGCGATGATTATGTAGCCGTTGCCAGAAAACTCTGGTGGCCTTACCGAAACGATCTGGGAATTTAATGCGGTCTTACCAACTCAGACACAAAATTAGGATCCAGAGGCGAACACGTTCTCTTGATCCTTACGGACAACCCCAAGAAATCTGGGCGGATTACTTGTCTGTGCGGGCACATATACGCCCGATCTCAGGCAAAGAAAGTGTTGGTGCGTTGTCAGTTAATTCCTCGCTGACGCATACGATCGCGGTGAGATACAAGCCGGCCTTTGGTTTACCTCATTCGATGGTCTCTTATCGGGTGCACTTTGGCGAGCGCGTGTTCAACATCGAGTCAGTCCGAAATCTTGAAGAGCGCAATCGGTGGGTGATTTTGAATTGCATAGAGGGATCAGCCGATGGTCAGTAATCAGTTCGCAGTAGGTGGGCTCGCAGAGCTCGACCAACTGATGAAGTCTTTGCCCGCGAAAATGGAGAAAAATGTTCTCAAAGGCGCGTTAAGGGCGGGTCAAAAGGTCATGCTTCAAGGTGCGAGAAATCATCTTAAAGAGGTCACCAAGCGCGACTCCGGTGCCCTAGAAAATAGCCTGAGAATCAGGTTTACGAGAAGGGCTGAGCGGTTTGGCTGGGTTCGCTCGTACTTGGTGGCGGGGGATAAGTATGCGTTTTATTCGCATATGGTCGAATTCGGGACAGCGTCTTTTTATTCTGGCGCGGGTAAGACCGTGGGTGCGCCTTATGTGATTGCAGCTCAGGTCAAAGAGAGTCTGTTCTTTGGTGGTCAGGCAAAAGAGGCGGTTCTGCATCCTGGCATCAAGCCCAGGCCTTTTATGCGACCAGCTATGGATGAGCAGGCCGAGAATTCACTCAAAGCGATGATTCAGTTCATGCAAAAGAAAATTCCCAAAGAGTTACAAAAGGCTGAAGCGTGAGCGCTGAATTGATTGTTCATTCTCTGCTCGACAGGCCGAGCATTGTTGCCTTAGTTGGAGACAGACGCGCACTTGTGCAATTGCCGCAGGGTTCTTTAATACCGGCAATTGTGTATAAGGTGGTCGATGTAAGGCCATACCCAAACGTTTCTTATCAAGTAGGGTCGCAGCGCTCGATAGCTCGAGTTCAGTTCAATCCTCTTGCAACATCGATTGCGATGGTTCAAACGATTCATGAGGTGCTTAAAAAAGAGTTTGATTTTTTGCATCACGTTAAGGTGGCCGAAAAGCTGTTGGTCTCGTGCCGAGTTGCCTTACGTGGGCCAGTTGATAAAGATAACGAGACGGGGCTTTGGACGCAGCCTTATGACTATCTGCTTCAGTTTTCGGAGTGAGCGAGCACAAGTATCTCTGCAGTATTTTCAATAAAGAGTTTTAAGTCGCAGTATCAAATTTCTCCCGCTTAGGCGGGATTTTTATTTTTATAGGAGCTCAATATGTCAGGAGTACGCACCAGTGCCGGTACCACGCTAAAAGTGTCTGTCGCAAAACCATCAACCTTTGATGCCGCAGGGTACAGCGCCCTGCAGTCTGAAATCGTAGGGGAGATTACCGACTTGGGTGAGTTTGGGCGTGAGTTCTCGCTAGTCACCCATCAGCCCGTGGGTTCGCGTGGCACTCAAAAGTTCAAGGGTTCTTTTAACGAAGGCTCAATGTCGCTGTCACTCGGGTTGGATATGTCCGACAAAGGCCAGCTTCTCATGAAGGCGGCAAGTCTTTCTGACGCTGATTACTCCTTTACGGTGACCACTCAGAATGGCGCGCAATTCTTTTTTCAGGGCAAGGTGATGTCTTGGAAAGTGAATATTGGTTCAGTCGATCAGATCACAACTGCCTCGGCCACGCTTGAGCTTACGAGTTCACCGACCGGCGTTGGCATTGTTGAAAGCCCTGCAGCGAATAGCTAACCCTAACCCGGCGACAAACCCGCGCCGCGGATCGTAGCGGTGCTTCTCACTGAGACTTAAGGATTTAAAAGTGTTTGATATTTCAAAACTGGCAGTCAGCCCAACTTCCATAATCAACCTAGAGGACACGGAGGGCGATCAACTCGTTAATGAAAAGGGCGAACCGATCTCGATCACTGTGTTTGGTCCGGGCTCCAAGCAGTACCAAAAGGCGCAGGCCGTGCGCAATCGGGCCATCCTCGAATGCGTTCGTAAGGGTGGCAAAAAGATGCGCGATGACGATCAGCGCGAAATGGACGCTGAATTCTTGTCTGCCTGCACAGCGTCTTTCAATGGCTTCGCCTACAAGGATTTGACGGGTGCCGAGATGTTCAAGGCGGTTTATCTCGATACGTCGATCGGTTTTATTGCTGAGCAGGTCAACAAGGCAATTGGTGACTGGGCAAATTTTACGAAACGGTCAGCCAAGAGCTGATCCTGTACGCGCGTCAGCTAGGCTGGTTTCATTCTGTTCCAAAAATTAGCCCAAAGACGGGCTCTGTGAATCAACGGCCGGTCAATGCCGCGCCTATTTCTAGGCTTGAGTCGCTTCAGGCTAACGGGGGGACCCCACTGTTCCCAGAAGTGGCTCGTGGTGAATACCTCCTTGCACACTGGTTTGAATTGGGTCTGACCGCTACCAGTGGCATGGGGTTGTGTCCGCTTAGCTTTCAAGAGATCAAAGCCTTTAGCCAATGCCTTGGGGTCGAACTCCTTTCCTGGGAGTCGGTCACCCTGCGGCAAATGTCAGTCGAGTACCTCATGCAGTTAAGCGCAGGTGAAACGCTTGAGTGTCTACCACCCTATGGTGATCCAGTGAATCAGTTTGATCGTGAAATCGTAGAAAAGAAAATCTCGTCAGCGTTTCGAGCGCTGATTTCTGCAAGGGTTAGTTAATGGCTGCTGTCGGGCAACTTACGATTGAGATGGCTGCAAACGTTGCACGCCTGCGCACAGACATGGAGTCTGCACGCAAGACGGTGCACGGTGCGATGGATAGCATCAGTAAATCAGCGGCTACGGCCATGAAAGCGCTAGGTGCTTTGGGGCTCGCTGTTGCCGCCGGTTCTGCGATTAAAGGCTTTGCGGGTTTTGTTCAGGGCGCGATCGAGGCTGCCGACCAAGCGCACAAGCTTGGGCAAAAGACCGGTATCGCGACCTCTCAGGTGGCGGGACTGCAACTGGCCTTCAGGCAAGGCGGGGTTGAGGCGCAAAGCATGCAAAGTGC